GGCATGGGAAGTTTAGACCAAAAAAATGGTGCAAACGTAGTGAGAAGTGACTTTTACCTTGCGACTGCAGCTGATATAGTTGCAGACCCATCTGCCCCCAACGCATTTGTTGAGGGTATTATGGAAGGCAGAGAGTGGATTTGGAACAATGGATTGATACAAGAATCAGAAGTTCAACAGATCAAAGATAACATAGAAGAAAATCATAGAACCAACAACGCATCAGCGGATAGTTTAGAGTTTGCACGATTTCTTCAAAAGTTATAATTTATAAATAACTTGTATAAACATTTAAAAGGAGCAAAATCCCATGGCAAATGAATTAGATAAAACCATTGAGGAATTAGAGGCAGAAGTACTTAGTGAGCTTGAAGAAGCTAATGGTGCAGATGCTCCTATGAAATCAGCTGGTAAAGCCGACTCAATGGAAAAACTAAAGGGTAAAACACCAAATGATGAAGTCATTGACACAGGCGCACCTGTAGTTGATGGTAAATCAAAACAAGCACCATCTAAAAAGACTGCTGCAGCCGCAAAAGAAATCGGTGGAGATGCACAGCAAAAAGGTGAAGGCGCTGCAGACAAAATGGACACACCTAATGATGGTATGTCAAAAGTTGCAAAACCTCTTGCTGCTGGATTCGAAGCAGACGGAGAAGAAGAACTTTCTGAAATGGAAAAAACTGAAATGGCAAAGATGCCAAAGACCAAAGCAGAAATGATAAATGCAATGATGGACAAAATGCAAGAAATGAAAGCTAAAGATTTAAAAGCTGGATATGGTAGTATTATGTCTATGATGCAAAAGAAAATGGGCGAAATGGAAGAAATGTCACCAGAGGACAAAGAGAAAAAAGAATCTGTTGAAAATCGTCTAAAGTCTATTGACGTTTCTGAGCACGTTAATGCATTAATGAATGGTGAGGGTGACCTTTCCGAAGAATTTAAACGTAAAGCTGCAACAGTATTTGAAGCTGCCGTTAAATCAAAAGTTCGTTCTGAAGTTGAAAGAATGGAAGACGAATATAAATCCGAACTGGAAGAAAATATAAACGCAACTAAGGAAGAATTAACTGAAAAAGTTGATACTTACTTAAACTACGTTGTTGAAGAATGGATGAAAGAGAACGAGTTGGCTATCGAAAGAGGCTTGAAAGGCGAAATCGCTGAAGACTTTATCTCTGGTTTAAAACAATTGTTTGAAGACCACTATGTTGATGTTCCAGATGAAAAATATGATGTGCTAGAAGCACAATCTGAAAAAATTTCAGAACTAGAAGGTAGAATTAACGAAATGATGGAAGAGCAAATCCAGTCCAAGTCTGTTAATGCTACGCTAGTGAAGGAACAAGTCTTGTCAGCACTTTCTTCTGACTTGGCTGAAACAGAGATTGAAAAGTTTAAGTCACTTATCGAAGATGTAGATTTTACTAACGAAGAATCTTATCGTGAAAAACTAGGTACTCTAAAAGAAAGTTATTTTCCAAAGAGTGCTCCAGTCGTGGCTGAAGCAATTGATGATGTAGAAACTGGTATCGCACAGGACATTGACACTTCTGACTCAATGGCAGCATATATGTCCGCTATTGGTCGAACAGTTAATAGTGCAAAATAAACAATTTTATAAATAGTAGAAAATATAAGGAGAAACCAAATGTTTCAAACAGAACATCTACAAGAAAAGTGGTCGCCAGTCCTTCAACACCCTGATTTACCAGAAATCAAGGATAGTTACAGGCGTGCCGTTACTACAATAATCTTAGAAAACCAAGAAAAGGCTCTAAGAGAAGACAAAAACTTCTTAACAGAGACAGCACCAACAAACTTTGGTGGTAGTGGAACTAACAACGCTGCACTAGACACATGGGATCCAATTTTGATCTCACTAGTAAGACGTTCTATGCCTAATCTTATCGCATATGACATCTGTGGTGTACAACCTATGACTGGCCCAACAGGTCTTATCTTTGCAATGAGAGCAAGATTTGCATCTATGGATGGTGCAGAAGCACTTGCAGACGAGGCAATGCCTGGTAATGCAGATGCATCTAACCAAAACGCTGCTGGTACAATCGGTGGTGGTGATGTTGGTGCAACAGAAACTAATCCTGCTGTATTAAACGACAGTCCTGCTGGAACATACACTAGTGCAACTGGTATGACTTCACTACAAGGTGAAGCATTAGGTGACTCTGGTACAAATGCTTTCGGTGAGATGGCTTTCAGTATTGAGAAACATACTGTTACTGCTGTAACAAGAGCTCTAAAAGCAGAATATACTATGGAACTTGCTCAAGACTTAAAAGCAATTCATGGTTTAGACGCTGAAACAGAACTTGCAAACATATTATCTGCTGAAATTCTTGCAGAGATTAACAGAGAAGTTGTAAGAAACATCTATGTATCCGCTGTAAAAGGTGCACAGGTAAATACAACTACTGCTGGTATCTTTGACCTAGACACAGACTCAAATGGTCGTTGGTCAGTTGAGAAGTTCAAAGGTCTAATGTTTGCGATTGAGAGAGATGCTAACGCTATCGGTCAACAGACTCGTAGAGGAAAAGGTAATATGATCCTATGTTCAGCTGATGTTGCTTCCGCACTTCAGATGGCTGGTGTTCTAGATTACACTCCTGCACTTAACAACAACTTGAATGTTGATGATACAACAACAACATTTGCTGGTGTTATGAATGGTAGATATAAAGTATATGTAGACCCATATGCTGCTAACGTATCTGCATCACAATACTACGTTGTAGGTTATAAGGGAACTTCACCATACGATGCTGGAATGTTTTACTGCCCATATGTACCACTACAGATGGTAAGAGCAGTTGGCGAGAATAGCTTTCAACCAAAAATCGGTTTCAAGACAAGATATGGTATCGCTGCAAACCCATTCCACACTGGCACAGTAGCTGCTGGTGCTGATGGTGCGATTTCAATCTCATCTGCAACCAACAAGTACTACAGAAAAGTTAAAGTTTCTAACTTAATGTAAGAAAACGAACCAACC